GGATACCCTCGCACGAAAGAAGGCCTGCTTATCTGAAGAATGCTGGATGCCCCGTGAGGATTCGAACCTCAATTGACGGAGTCAGAGTCCGTAGTCTTACCTTTAGACGACGGGGCAACAGGCCCGGGCCTCTATGCCGCAGAAATCCTAGGGTCAAGGGGCTTGGCGAGCGCACCGTGCGACGGTGCTATCGTCGCATGTGCGACGCGAGCGATTCGCGGCCGAGTCGTTGGGCCCTTGTCGGGATAGTCCGCGCCGTGCACGAAAGCCGGATGACGCAGCGGCTAAAACAGGGCTTCGGGTTGATTGACGGTATGAGGGGGATCGCCGCGATCGCCGTCGCCTCGTTGCATTGGCAAGCGTTCAGTCAGCCCTGGCTCTTTGCAGCGAGCGGCGGCCTGGCCGTGGATTTGTTCTTCCTGCTGAGCGGCATCGTCATCGCGCACGCCTATGACGATCGGATCGCGAGCGGCGAGCTGAACACAGCGCGCTTCATGCTTACCCGGATCATTCGCTTCTGGCCGCTCTACGCGCTGGGAACACTGCTAGGAGCAGCCGGCGCCGTCGCGGCGATGGCGACCGGTAGATCTAGCTATTACCACTCCTATAGCGAATTGGCGGCGGTCGTTGGGCTGACTTTCCTGTTCATACCGCAGCGCTATGGCGCCCTGTTCCAACTCAACACTCCTTTCTGGTCATTGCTTTGGGAGCTAGTGGCCAATTTCGCCTTCGTGCTGTTCTGGCGCCAGCTATCGGTGAAGGTCTTGAGCGTGATCGTTGCCCTAGGCGCGCTGAGCGTCATCGCTACGGGGTTGGTGTACGGACATCTTCCGGCCGGCAGCTTGTGGGCGACCGCGCTGGCTGGCCCGGCGCGGGTCACGTTCTCATTCTTCATGGGCGTCATCATCTATCGAACCGTTCCCCGAGGGCCATCGCGCTCGACGTGGATCGGCCCGGCGTGCGCGGCCGCGCTCGTCGTCCTGTTCGCAATCCACTCCGACGCCTGGCAGCCATTCTACGATCTGGCCTGCGTGCTGGTGGTTTTCCCGGCCGCTGGCGTGCTCGTCATGCGTGTGGACGTCAGCGGCCCGACCGTGCCGGCATTCAAGGCGTTGGGCGATGCATCATACGGCGTCTATGTGCTGCATCTGCCGATGCTGATCTTTGTCAGTTGGGCCGCTAGCCATGCAGGCCTGGGCGGGCCGCCCGTGTTCCTCGTATCCTGCGTCGCGCTCGTTTGCGGAGTTCTTGCGCTTGACCGCTGGTTCGATCGGCCAGTTCGCAAATGGATGAGCGCGCGGATCGGCTTGAGGGCCAGGCGAACCGCGCCTGATCCGGAGCCGTTTTAGCGTCGCTACAGTGCGCTCATCCCTGCTCCTCCAAAGCGTCGGCCGCATCGCGTTCGGCTTGGCGGGTCACCGCCAGGGCCATGCCTTCCGCCGCGATGCGAATATCGCGGGGCATGTAGGTATCGAGGATCTTCGTGGTTTCCGCGATCGAGTGGCCGCTGATCGCTGCGATCATCGGGATCGAGGCGCCGAGGTCGCGCATCCAGCACATGCCCGACCGGCGCAGGTCGCGGAATTGGATTCCGTCGTAGCGTTTGGCGAGCTGGGTAAGCCGATCGGCCTCGTCATGCTCCTGGCGCAGCGTGGCAGTCTGAGCGCGCCAGCGCAGGTCCTTGACCAAATGTACCACTACGGCCCTGAAATCGCGCTGGAAGCGCCATTCCGGGCATTCCAGGCCGGTTTGCGGGTCGGCGATGATGTGCGTTCCGCCGACGCGGCCGCGCCGCGGCGCCGATATGGCGTTGCGCACGGCTTCGCGCGCGATCGGCGCCAGCGGGATACCGACCGGCGTATCGGTCTTTTCCTGTTCCAGGAACAAGCCGACGACGTGGCCGCGCTCGTCGCCGAGCGCGCGGCGAGCGTCTCCGCTGATATCGTCGATCCCGCGCATGGTGAAGCTGGTGACCGCGAGCAGATCGCCTTCGCGCTGCATCGTGTAGAAGCCGAGCACGCACCCGACCGACACGTGGCGATGGCCGAGCGCCAGCGCCGTGTCGACCAGCAACGGCAGTTCGTCGCGGAGCAGGCGCCGCTTGCGCGGCTTCGGGCTGGCGACGCGCAGGTTGCGCGCGGGATGGGCGGCGATGTGCCCCTTGTCCTCCGCATACTGCATCAGCACGCCCAGCATCGCGAGCAGCTGCTTGGTGCGCGTGCGCCGGGAGTCGACTTCGAGCACTTCGACCAGGTCCAGCACCATTTGCCGGTTGAGCTGGCTGAGCAGCAGCTTGCCATCCTGTGCCCAGGTTTCGAGCATCCGGAGATAGGAGCTGTAGTTTTTCTGCGTCGACGGCGCGGCATCGGTGAAGCCGCTCGATGTCTTATACTTGCGCACCAATTGGCCGAACGTCTCGATCCTGTCGCTGACCGGCGCTTCGATCACGGCCTGCGCCACGGTGCCGTCGACCAGCGCGGTGCGCGCGACGCACGCGGTCACCACAGCGCCGGCATTGGCATCGGTGCCCAGCTCGAGGTTTTGCCAGCCGAGCCGGCGCAGGCGCGGGCTGGGCTTCCAATGGCCGACCCACTCGCCGCCATTCGCCTCCCGCCATTGCCAGGAGAGATAGGTCGCGTGGACGTTGGGTTTCTTGGTGCGGGGCTTCATGGGGCGAATCCATAAGCGGGAGCGCGGGCTAGTCAGCCTGCGCCCGCGGGAGGGGCGGGGTCAATGGTGCGTGCAGCTGCGTCGCCAAACTGCGTTCTGCGCCAGAATACGACGCCGCCGCGCAAGTCACTTTCGACCAAGCCTTTCGCTTTCAGACGGCGCGCAGACATTACATAGCGCTGCGCCCGGCCGGGCAGCTTTAGCTCCGCGAGCAACCGCCAATCGCTACCCAAGGCGACCAACAGAGCATCCATGCGGGGATCGGCCGGTGCCGGCGAATTGCTCAACAGATGGGTACAGAAGTCGAGCATGCCTGTGATATCGCTCATCTTGAGCGCGATCGGGCCACTTTCCACCTCGATCAGCACTGCCGATCGATCGAGGCTGGCGCAATTCGTCATGATCAGCCGCGCTTCCCCATCCGAAATCAACAGCAATGACGCTTGGTCGAGTGCTCTGGAGCGCTCGTCACGCACGATCGTCATTGCCCGTACCCCATGCCGGTCAGCGCCTTGCCGACCAAGTTCCACACATGCTCGCGCAGCCGGGGATGGCCGAGCACCCGGCCTTCGCGCTGGATCGTGTTGGTCAGCATCGCACGGTGCAGCGCTTCCGCCGAACGGCCGCGCATGGTGCGCGCGCGATAGTCGCCGAGCTGGACGGTGCCGCCGATATTGTCGATCGTCATGCGCGCAAGTTCCTGCACGTTCCCATCGACGGCCGACCAGAGTTCAACCTTGACGACGATCATGCCGTGCCTCCAAATTGATCAGTGGCAATTCGCAGCGCGCGGGCCTTGCCGACATCGATCCCTGTGCGAAAATTGCGCGCCATCGCTTCGACTGCGCGGCGCTTGTCCTTGTCGTCGGCCAGCCCGGCGATAATGCTCGTTCCGAATAGCGTGCCGGCGAACAGGATCGCGCCGGTCATGGCTTCGGCTAGCGCATCGGTATCGTTGGGATCGCTGTTGGCAGTGAAGGCGAGGCGGAACGTCTCCGCCCAAAGCACCGTTTCCTCGTGCTTCTTGTCGCCGTGGCTGACCATGAACGTTTTGAACTCGTCATCGCTCATCGTGAGCGTCCTGCTGCAATCTGCAGCATCGTGCCGATCGCGATCATCACGAGCAGCGCGGCGAATGCCGGCCACCACATGGCGAGCTTGATCCGGTCGCACAGATCGGCGCAGCTCGCGGCCGGGCCGTCGAGTCCGCGCACGAACGCCAGCGAGGCGCCCAGGCCGAGCAGATAGACGCCGATCGCGGCGCCGAGCGCGAGCAAGGTGGGCGACATCATTGTGTCACCATCGCCTTATTCAGCGCGGCAACGACAGATAGATTATCCATGCGCGTCGTCTCGCGTTCGAGTGCGACGTGCAATGCCTCGATCGTATCGAAACCTGTCGGTTCCGTCGTTGCGCGATTATTGATCGCGTGGCTTATCCGGTGGTGACCATCCTCCCAGAGCTGAACCGACAGCTGGCGATAGCCCAAGGTGGCCGCATCGGGATCGGTGCGCGACCATTCGTCGACGCGACCACCTCCTGCACGGCTCGACCAAGCTTTACGGAACCCAAGCCTGCGAAGCTCGGGTGCGAAGATCTGGAACGGGCTCATAGCGTTGCTCCCAAGGTGAAAAGATCGGTACCCGGCGTCACGACGCCGTCGCGTTGCAGCAGGCACCAGCGGCCCATCATCTCGGGCCGGTTGCGGTCCCACACGAACCAGCTGCAGTTCATCGTCGACTGCCCGCCGCCGGTGAAATCGACGCGCCAGGTCATGTCGTATTTGAGCGGCGGGCCATAAGCGCGGTAGCGGCCGAGCTGGCCGCGCGTGTCGGTGTCGGTCGAGAAGAAGGTGCTCTTGAGCAGCAACGCCACGTAGGGCGCTTTCAGGCGGCCGAGCAGCACGTCGAGAATGCGGCCGGCGAGCGCGAACGGCGGATTGGTCAACGGAACGCCGAGCAGCTTGAGCGCGCGCAGCACGTCGAGTTGCGCGACAGCGTTGGCGGGATCCTCCACGATGTCGGTGGCGATCACGTCGAAGTCGAATTGCGCCAGCACGGCGGCGATGGCGCCACCCCGGCCGCAGCATTCCCACACGGGCAAGGCGTGGCGGCGGATATGCTCGCCCTCCGCGAGCAGGAAGGCGCGCGTCGCGTCGAACGGCGTCGGGTAATAGTCCGCATCGCGCCGCGCCGTCTTATCGAGATTGAGCTTGCCCTTGCCGCCCGCCATGGCGGTGCCAAGGCCGGTTGGCTGATCGGGAGCCAGGGCGCCAAGTAGGTCGGTCACTGGTCGAGCCGGAGCGCGGCCGCGACGATATCGAGCACCAGCCACGACGGGACCAGGCAGGCCTTGCCGTCGGCGATCCGCGCCGCGAGCCCGCGGCGGTAGTCCGAACTCTCACGATCGGGAGTGGCCGTGGCCGCGTTGATCAGCGCCATGGCGACGAACGTGCGCGCCTGTTCGATGTTCTCATCCGGCATGGGAGGAGGCCTTGAGGGTGGCGCCGCGGGGCTTTCCGGCCGCCTCCCACGATGCCACAGCTTCCAACCAATCTTCCGCCTCATTGATCTGGTTGCGGCTGGCTTCGCTTTCGCTGTCGATCTCCGCGTCGCTCATTCCGTTGAAATCGGCTTCGTATTTGCGCCATGCGTTATCCACGAACGTCCCGCTTACATCATCCCCCTGCGCGGCAACGGGGGTGCAGCGCGCCTCGATCATCGCCCAAACCGGCTCGTATTCCGGCCAGTCGTGCTCCACGACGACACAATCGATCAGCCCAGCTTTTCCGGGTATGCGTCGCCAATCGATCGCTTCAAGGACCCTCGCCTTGATGGCGTTGGGCTGGTCGAAATGGCTGAGCTTGATAACGACGTAGCGCTCTTCGCGCTTGAATGTCGCAAGCGCCCGATCATCCACTTGGGTCATTGTGCGTTTTCCTCCAAAAGCTTCGCCGCCAGCACCGGCACGTCGAGCGCCAACACCAGGGCGTTGGCGACGTCATCGGCCTGCCAGTCGCGCACGAGGACGCGGCCGGTCGGATTGGTCAGCCGGGCGATGCCGCAGGCGCCGAGGGGCCAGGCGCGCAGGAACGCGACCAGTGGCGGACAGCGGTGCGCGTCGAGCCAGATCAGGTCGCGGCCGACCGACAGCAGCACCGCTTTCTTGAGCGGCGAATAGACGGCGCGGGGCGCGTTCATGCCTCCGCTTCCTCTGCGCGCGCGTCGCGGCGGGCGAGGGTGAGCAGCCGGCCGCGAATGCTGTTTTCCTTGCGACCCAACCGGCGCGCGATCACCGAAACCCTGAACCCCTGCATATCGAGAACTCGCAGCAGCACGTCATCGTCGGCCGTGTATGGGCGAACGACGTGGCCACCGCGGCGATATGGCTCGACCGGCTGCGTGCATATGCCACGGCGCTTCGGAGTGGTGTCGGCGCCATGTTTAAGGCACTGCCATGCGATTGATCCGGGACTGACGCGCGTGCCCGCCTCCGTAAAGTGCGCGGCGATCCGTTCGACCGGCCAACCCTTCTCGCGCAGCTCGCACATTTCCTCGATCTGCGCTTCGGACAAGATGCGTGCGCCGCCCATCAGAACGGCACCTCGTCATGGCGTGCGGGCCGATAGGCCAGGTCGATGCGTCGCCCGAGCCAGCCCAACGACAGCACCCATCCCTCACGATCGGGCCAAAGCTCGTCCTCTACGACGCTCTCCGTCCACAATCTCGTGAACGGAAGGTGCTGATGCCGCCAGATTGCGCGATCCATGCGACCGCGCGCCCACCATTCGGCGATCCGGTCGCGCAACGTGATGCGCGGTGGCACGAAGCCGGGCGGGTCGTCGAAGCTGATCGGCTCGCCATTGAGCTTACGCACATTGAGCGCGTGTATGTCGCTCAGCGAGGCGCTGCAGATCACGTTCGGCCATACAGGGTCCCATCCGGTGAACCGAACGTTGACCAGCCCGCCACCGCAGCGCGTGATGCGCAGCCGATCATGCGGGCACAGCACAGCGCGGGCGCGCTCGGTCGCGCGGCGGAACCTGCCCAGGCGCGACATTTCCGCCACGGAGGGCAAGCGCCTCACGCGCTCGCGCCCTTGGGAAACGCGGCAAGGTGCCGGTCGGCCGGCAGCGAGCAAACCTTGTCGTCGCCGCTGTCGCGCGGGGCGTGATCGAGGCGATCGGCGAGCGCCCACATGATCGCAGCCGCCTTGATCGCGTTGGTCCGCGCATCGCGCGGGTTCCAGCTTTCGCGCTCGAACGGCCAGATCGACGGTTGCTGCATGGCGTCGGCGGCACCCATCAGCTGGCGCTGCGCGGTCAGGGCGTAGGATTCGGCGGCGCGCGCCAGCGCTTCGGGCGAATGGCCGAGATCGTGCTCGAGCGTGAAGCCGTGCTGTTCGACCTGATTGAGCCGTTCGGCGAGCAGATCGCGGAGCGCCTGGCCGTCGAGCACGGCGGCGCCACCCGGCATCCAGGCGACACTCAGTTCCTCGAACTTGCAGACGCCGTCGAGAACGAGCATCACGCTCGCGGTGGGATTGCGCGCGTCGAGCGGCTTGGCGAATGCCGGCGCCATCGGGGCGCCCCCTGTACCTGTCATGGAAAATCTCCCCTTGGGTTAGTCGTGGAAACCGTCAGCCGGCGGGCGGCCGTGGAGCCGTTCGAGCAGCTCGTTGCGTTTTTCCTCCACCGCGCGAATCTGTTGCGGCAGGTGGAAGGCGAGGTAGGCGCGGCGGCGGCGAAGTCTGAGCAGCCAGGCGCGGCTGGCGCCGTGCAGGCCGATCGTGCGTTCGACGCGCTCGACAATGGCGATTTGCGCGTCGATTTCGGGCAGCGTCGCCTTGCGAATGTCCATCAGTCGCGCTCGCCCAGCATCGCGGCGGTGCGGGCGTAGGCCTGTTGCGCGGAAACCGCGGCGCCGCTGGCCTGGCGTGCCAGATGGGCCTTGGCTTCCTTCCTGGCGGCACGGTGCGCGGCGGATTCGCCCATCCGGTGCGCCGAGATCAGACGCCAACGGAGATCGTTGGGCAAGCTGTCGAAGCACAGGCCGCACAGCCTCTCGCGCGGCTTGCGGGGTTTGCCGCAGCAGTCGCAAGGATGCCGGCGCGCCACCGCATCAACCCGGAAAGGTTCCGGCGTGCCACGCCAGCGCGACGCGGACCGCCATCGTGACGAACAACGCGATCGTGACGATGACGATCGCGCGATCGATCAGCGGCGCCCGCTCAGTACGACGCGGCATCGCTGCCCGACGCGTCTGTTCGAGCGTTTCGTCCCAGGCGAACCAGCGCGGGCTCATCGCTCGTTTACCCTGCGGAACGACAATGTATCGAATGCGTACCGAGCAACGTGCGGCCACTTAGCCGCGAGCGTTTGACCGTCGAGTGAGGTCAGCACGAGCACGTTACCGTTCGGCAGCTCTTCGTGTTCCTCCAAGCCGTCATGGACGCTATCGCAGCCGAAATGCCGGCGTAGCAATTCGCTGTTGTGGGTTTTGCCGCAGGCCTGAGGCCCGTGAACAATCGTCCTCACAGCCGGAACGCCATGGTCAGCAGCACGGAGCTGGCAATGCCGCCGAGCGCGATCGCGCTGCGCAGGACCGCATCGGGGCCGAGACGCGCGATCATGCGATTGCGACCAGCGCTTGCGCGCGCCGAGCCAGATCGGCGCGCGTAACGGCCATCCGCTCGACCTTGCGGGCGGCGGCGACGGGGGGAGGGCTGTCGTTGTCGAGCCAGCGCAAGACATCGACCATCGGCCAGACGCTATCGCGGCAGACCGCATCCGCGCCCGACAGCGGATGGCCCCGGACGATCCGCTTGTTCTTGGGGGGTGGGAAGCCGGACTTGCGGATCAGCGCGCGGATATGCGCGGTGATCGAGCGGATCGGCCGATGCGCGACGCCCAGTTCATGAGCGACGCTGGCGAAATCGAGTTCGCCGATACCGCGCGAGCGCCCGACGATGGGCGGATCGGGCGGGGTCGGCGTACCGGGAAAGGCGAGAACTTTCGCGGATTGCACAAATACCTCCCTGCTGAGTGGCAGGCAGGATTTAGCTATCTGCTAAGTTCGGCGCAAGCGGAAATTTAGCAATTCGCTAACCGGCGTCCACGCGGGGCGTCCGAATGTGGTGCGAATCGCTGGTGAAACGGTCAGGCGCGCTTGCGTTCCGGGGCGTGGCCGAACGTCGTAACGCTGTCGCGCAGGGCGTTGAAGCCGTGGCGCAGCTCCGGGCTGGCGGCGCGATAGGCGTCGATCAGTGCGCGCTGATCGGGGGTCAAGGCGCCGCTTGCCTGACTGGCGGGCAACAGGTCACCGGGCAGGATATCGAGCGAGCGGCCATCGGGCAGATTGTTGAACGCCTGGGCCAGTGTCACCATCCAGGCCTGGGTTAGCTGGACGTGGCCGTTTTCGAGGTCGCTGATCTGCACATTGCTCGTCCCGGCCAGCTCGGCCAGTTGGGCTTGGGTGAGCTTCGCGATTTTCCGCCATTCGCGAATGCGGTTGGGCGCTTCTTTGTCCATAGCGCGAAACGGTAAGATCACGGCGGTCATGTGTCGTTGGGCTATCGGCTAATTGTTTCGGGGGCAAGGCTTGCACGAAATTTAGCGATTGGCTAAGTCTCGCGGCCATGGTTACCGAAACGCCCCTAGCCGCGTGGCGCAAGACGCAACGGCGGATCAGCCACCGGACCAAGGAACCGGAAACGCTCACTCAGGCGCGCGCCTGCCGCGAGTTCGGCGTGGCGCAACCCGTTTGGCGGGCGTGGGAAATGCAGCCCGGCTCGCCGGAGTTCAAGATGCCCGACCCGAGCAACATGGTGAAGATCTACATCTTCACGAAGGGACAGGTCCGGCCCGACCATTTCTACCGCTTGCCGCGCCTCCGCGATGGCGAAGGGAAATTCTTCAAGTCGCTGGTCGACGCGGTGCCGGCGGAATGAGGCCGGTTCACTGGCTCGCCGAATGTCACACCTGCGGCAAGGTCTGGCAGGAACGCAACGCGGTCGCAGTCGGCGCGCGACACTCCAAGGCGTTCGGGCACGAAGTTTCCGCCGAAGTGGTGCTTTCAGGCCGTTGGATCGCCGGAGAAAAACGTTGAAAACGCTGACCGTCTGGCAACCGTGGGCGTCACTGATCATCGCGGGAGCCAAGCCGTACGAGTTTCGCGGTTGGCGCTTCCCGCGTTCGCTGCTCGGCCAGCGCATCGTGATCCACGCGGCCGCGCGGAAATTGGACCGAGCGGAAACCTTTTACCTCATGGCGGTGTTGCGCGATCGCGAAGCCCGGCCGGAATCCGCCGCCAAAACTTGCTTGATCGCCGACAAGGCGCTGCCGGTGTTAGCCGAGGCGCTTAGCGGTGCCGGCTTGCCGATGGCGGCGGGCATCGGCACCGTCGTGCTCGGCGGTCCGAAGATCGGTACCGCGATCGCCGAGGAATTCGGCGTGCCACGCGCGAACGACAGCCACCGCGATGAGCATGCCAATTGGGGTTGGCCGATGCTCGACATTGAAGCTTGGCCCGAGCCGATCCCGATGCGCGGCGCACAGGGTTTCTGGAATTGGCCCACGCCGGGCGACACGATCGATCTGACAGGCTGACACCATGTCCGGGGGGATCAGCGAAGCCGAAATCGCCACGGCGCTAAACGCGCGCGTCGACACCGTTGTGCCGAAGCTGTTGAGCGCGGCGCGGTGCGATCGGCGTTTCTGGCTGATCGGGTCGGTCGACAACGATCCGGGGCAAAGCCTCAAGGTCAACCGCACCGGGCACAATCAGGGGCTATGGACCGACTTTTCGGCTCCGGACGGCACCGACGAACGTGGCGGCGACCTGATCAAGCTGGTTTGCATGGTGCTATTCGGCGGTTGGTCGCGCGGCAAGGATGCGCGGTCGCAGGCCTTCGCCTGGGCGAAATCGTTCCTGGGCTTCGACGATTTGCCGCCCGAGCGGCTCAAGACGGTGCAGCGCGATATCGCCGAGCGCCAGGCCAAGGCGATCGACGACGCCGCGCGCGAGGAAGCCGCCAAGCGCGACCGCGCGTGGCAATTGTGGCGCGACGCGGACGGAATCCCCCGCACCCCGGCCGCATCCTACCTGCAGGGGCGCGGCATCGACCTCGAGCAATTGGGCAAGGCGCCGGGCTCGCTGCGCTATCGCCCCGACGTGTGGTGCGCCGAGCGGCGCGCCAAGGTGCCGGCGATGCTGGCAGCAATCATCCGCGATGGTGTGCATGTCGGGACGCACCGCACCTATCTGGACATTTCGGGCTGGTCGCACCGCGACAAGAGCGGCCCGGTCAAGGTGGTGAAGATCCGCGACCCGTCGAACGGCAAGCTCAAATCGCACAAATCGTCGCTCGGCCGCTTTTCTGGCGGACATATCCCGCTGTGGAAAGGCGACCGCGCCGAGACGCTGCACAAGCTGGCGCCGGGCACGCCCGTTTATCTGTCGGAAGGGATCGAGGACGGGCTGTCGATCGCGTTCAAGCGGCCGACCTTGCGCGTCGTCGCGGGCGTGTCGCTGGGCAATATGGGCGGGCTGGTGCTGCCGGACGGGATGGGGCCGCTGGTGTTGATCGGGCAGAACGACGACAGCGACAGCCCGGCGATCGCGGCGTTCGAGCGCGTGGTGCAGCGGCAGCAGGAAGCGGGCCGGCACGTCCAGACGATTTTCCCGCCGGCCGAGTTCAAGGATTTCAACGATTGGCTTTGCGGGAAGCCGAAGGGGGTGGCGTGAGTACTGCGGCGAGCATCATGACCAGCGCGCAGCGCCGCGCATATATCGACACGTCCCGGCGGTCCCAGCCGATAGAAGAATTGGAGCGCAAAGCCGCCAAGGCGAAGCGTCGCAATCGTTCAGCCGGCATGGAAGGCGCCGACCTGTCGCTTGCCGTCGACCACGCGCGGACCTCGGCATGGTATCGGCGCGAGTTTACATGGCTCCCAATCGTCTTTTGCTCGCTTTGCAGCGCGTTCGGTCGCGGGCCCTGGAACGAGGCTACAAAACGATATCTCCTGCCGCCATTGCACCAGCCGCGTTGCCCCCACGCATGGACCGACGACGGTCCTTACCCCGGATGGAGCGCGGTTTCATCGCCGCTCCAAAGCAACGCAGCTAAAGCAGCATGAACGGCGACGACGATATCGGTGCCGCGATCGACGCACCGCATGACGCACCGGACTTTCGCGCGCCCGATGGCGAGCCCGGCGCCGAGTATGACGTCAAGGGACCACCCAAGGATTGCCCGATCGAGCCGCTCGGCTTCCTCAAACAGCGCACCTATTTCCTCGACCATGCCAAGCAGCTGATCGAGCTGGGCACCGAGATGCGCAAGGGCGAGGTGATGGCGCTGTTCGGCACGCGCCAGCATTGGCTCAACGCGAAATGGCCGACCAAGAAACAGGTGACCGACAAGAAAACCGGCGAGATCGAATGGGTCATCACCGGCTTCGACCAGAAGGAGTCGCAGCGCGACCTGATCGTATGGTGCGCGCGCAAAGGATTGTTCGACCCGCAAGGCAAGGTGCGCGGCCGCGGCGCGCATCGCGGTCCGGATGGCGAACTGATCCTGCATTGCGGGTCGACCATCCTGATCGGCGGCAAGCGCGGCACGCGGAACAACGTGCTCAAGAGCCAGTTTTTCCAGCCGGGGCTGATCGGCGGTTATGTGTATCCGGCGCACCCCGAGCTGGCGCGGCCCGACGACAACCCCGCGCCGATCCATGTCGGCGAACAGGTGCTCGCGCTGCTCAACACGTGGCGCTGGCGCAACGGCGACACTGACGGCTGGCTGTTGCTGTGCTGGATCGCGGCGGCGACCTTGGGCGGCGCGATCCGTCACCGGCCACACGTGTGGATCACCGGGCCGAGCGGCGCCGGCAAGACGACGCTGCAGCAATTCCTGCGCGAAGTGATGGGCGATTGGGGCGTGTTCACCGAGGACGCGACCGAGGCAGGCGTGCGTCAGCTGCTCGACCAGGACACGCTGGCGGTGATGTTCGACGAAATCGAGCCCGACGAAGCGAACGGCGAAGCGCATATGAAGATCGTCAAGCTGGCGCGGCTGGCCTATTCGGGCGGCGGCGCGATGCGCGGGAGCCAGGACCACAAGGCCAAGCAATTCGTTGCGCGATCGTGCTTCCTGTTCTCATCGATCCACCATCACGAGCTGCCGGCGCAGGATCGCAACCGCATGGCGATCCTCAATCTCCGCGAGTTTCCGCCCAAGACCAAGTCGCTGATGTTGCCCAGCACGCTCAAGGCATGGGGCAACCAGCTGCGGCGTCGCATGATCGAGCAATGGCATCGCTATGACGCGACCCTGGCCGCGTATCAGGCGGCGATGCTGACGCAGGGGTATAACGGCCGCGAGCAGGATACCTATGGCACGCTGCTGGCGTGCGGCGACCTGTTGCTGCACGATCAGGCGCCGGCGCATCCCAACGAGATGAGCCCCGACCCGGTGACGGACGAGGATTTGCGCTGCATCACGCGCGTGCGGGACCTCAGCACGATCCTGCACCGGGCGCGCGCCGAGGCCGAGGATACGACCGAACGCTGCCTGAAATGGCTGACCAGCGCCACGCTGACCGCCAAGCCCGGCGAGCATCAGATGAACGTCGGCCGTTGGGTGACGCGCGCGCTGATCGACCTGCGCAACGGCACCGACAGCGGCGCCAAGGCCAAGCTGCGCACGCACGGCTTGCGTATCGTCGGGCTGGCGCCCGATCATGAGAAGGATAACGGTGCTGGCGGGATCCTTGACCGCCCGCCATCGGTCGAAAGGGCTTTCCTGTCGGTCGCCAACAAATCGAACCAAGCCATGCTCAGCCTGTTCGACAAGTCGACCTGGCGCAGCGGCACATGGAACCAGGCGTTGGCGCTGGTGCCCGGCGCCGTCGGGCGCAAGAAGGTGCGCTATGACGGGCCGGGCGAGTGGTCGGTGGTGGTGCCGATCGGCGTCGTCATCGACGTGCCGGCGGCGATCGAGGAAGCCGAACAGCTGATCCTGCCGGGTGTTACCGGCTAGCGTTGCTGCGGCGGCGATCGGCCAGATAATGGACGTCGGCGTGGCGCGGCGAGGTTATGCTTAGCGCGACGTTGAGGAATGCCAGAAACGTGCTTCGTTCCATCACGTGCGTGACGACGCGACCGTCTATCTCGTTCGTCAAGTGGATCATGCCGCCCTTAGGCTCGATTAGCGGCACAGCGGCGCAAAAGTAGGTGCGCGTCGCCTTCATGCTTGTCCCCTCCCCATAGCTCGTCCGGATTCAGTCCGTATTGAGCATTATCAAGGGGATAGTGTTGGAAAGCGGTTACCACCCGATTTGATGATATCAGTCATCGTAGAGGCCCAGGCGAACGCGGACCTCCATATAGGTCGGCCATTCCATGCGGCCGGCCTCGCGATCATCATCGCGGAATTGCTGGATCAGCTGATGCTTCTTGCGGGCGGCGCGCTTGCCCGCCTCACGTGCCTCAGGCGTGCCGCGCGTGCCGTTGCGGGTGATATAGGCGGTCATCGCGAAGGAGGTCAGAACGCGGCCGCGCACGGTCTGGCGGTTGCTCCACGCGGTATTGTGCTCGGACGTGCAGAATAGCTGATTGCGCCTGTTGGGCTCAAAGAGCTTCATGCACTCCGGGCACTGCCGGGGTGCCCAGCCGCCCGCCTGTTGACCGGGTGGGCGGTTGTGGCCGATCTGAGAGCACCCTTGTAACGAGGGTGGCTTGTCGCTTTCGGCGTCACTCATAACGACGCCGGCCGCCGACCGGCCTTGCACGTCATCCAGGCACAGCGCGAAGATGCGCAAAGCGGCAGTCATCGTGACGTCGATGCGTCGCGCAATTGCGCGAGCCGCCCGCCCATGATCGCAAACACCCGCTCGACTTGCCAAGGCGCGGCGTTCCACAGCCAATCGCCGATCGCGTCGATATCGTCGCCCTTGGCCAGCTGCTCGGCCGCGCGAGCCGTGCGCGCGCATTTCGGGCAGGCGTTAGGATCGATGCGCGGTGCGGGCGGTGTCGGCGGTTCGCCGTTGCCGCCGTCGCAGTCGCCCCGACCCGTGTCGACTGACAGATTGTTCGCCGGCAGTTCCAGCGACGCCAGCGCGCGGCCGGCGTTGAGAAAGGCGAGCAATCCCGGCTTATCGGTCGGCACGTCGACCTCGTCCCAAGCCTTGCCCGCGAGTGCCCGAGCATCGGCCTGAGTGCCGGCCCACTGGCCGGCAGCGGTGCGATAGAGCCTCATGCGCGTTCTACCAGCGAAAGATTGAGTGGGATGAGCGTGTCGTCACGCCCGAGCACCGCGTACCGAGCGTAACATTGCCCATCGCGCTCGGCGTAATGAGCATAGACGGCGCCGCGCTCATCGCCGGTGATGCACTCGCCGACCAAGAAACCGCCGGTGACGTAGATCGGCGGGACGCAATCGAGCATTTCCTCAAGCTCGTCCGCGCTCACCGGCGTTGCGAGGGTATAGGGATCGTTCGCTTCATCGCGGATTGCCGCATAATCGTTGCGGCCTGTCTGATATGCCATGTCGGCCTCCGTTCACGATAAACTGACAGCCAATTATTTAGCTATCTGCTAAGTTCTCTAACTTAGCGATATGCTAAATGTCAATGCTTATCATCCGAAGCGATTACAACCGCTTGACCAAAATTAACGCTCGCGCCCAGGTGCGCCCGCAGGGCGCGCCGACCGGGGCGCGATCATCATCAATCCTTTCTTTCCGCGCCGCTTTTCTCACCCCGACCCAATCCAATCGAGCAAGTTTCAGCCCGGATTTTGCCTGCGATTTTGGGTCGGGGGTGTTCCGTTGGTGCCGGGCTGTTCCATGGCGTTTGGAACACGTATGCTGTTGATATATCGTGTTAATTCAGCGCGTTCCATATGTTCCGATCGGAGCGGCTTGGATCGGTGATGCACGCGCGCGCGATCCGCGACGCATGCGCGCGAAAGCGCGGAACATATGGAACACACCTAGGCGTCGCTTCGTAAGGTATTGATAGAGCGCGGTTTTGCTGTTCCGTTGAGGCGTTCCAAGCGGGCAATTGGAGCGGTACGAAAGGAACATCGGGCCGCGCTCTTGCGCTGTGACTTCGCGATACGCTAAGTCGCTGACCCCATGGGGCGGGATCAGTCGAGCATTTGCGCTGCAGCGCTTCGCGATCCGAATAAAATAGGGGGCGGATATGTCGCGCCCGCGTCTCAATGCCCCTTCGTCGCGAGGGGCGCGGCGTTCCTGGGGGATTTTCTAGCGCGATCGGCGTCGGCGGGTGCAGCTGCGCTGCTGCAGCGCGCCGAGCTGGGCGAGGGATTCGGCCAGGCGCATCAGATCCCGCGCATCGTGGAATATCAGGCACTTAGCCGCTCTGACGTGGTGACCGTCGCATGGCGCCCGTCGCACAGCAGGGCTCAAGCCTCTGATAACTGGCCGAAATGGCCTGCCTGTCGTCTAATCGCCAATTTGACCGGTGGCCGGCTGGGAGCGATCGAGGTCGGCGCCGGTCGCGCGCGCCGGACGATTCGCCAAGGCCCCCCGGCTCCCCCCTTTGGCCCGCGACCCAAACCTATGACCGTCGCGTCCGGCAGACCCAGCCCTAGCGAAAATTGTCTTCCGTTCTCGACCCGTTCCGCTTGCGTGACCGAGCGAGGCGGCGAACTTTCATTTGGGCGCATGGGGTCGGGGGTTTGGGCCGCGCTGGCGCGCGATCAGCGTTCAGGCGTTGGCCTGGGCCGAAAGGGCTTGGTGCTGATCAACGGGGTCGGGGGTTGGCAACCGCTCGGGGTCCGACGTGAGAGGGCGAATCCGGCCAAGCTGCTCGCGATCGGCGCGGCTGTCAACGGGGTGGCGCGATGAGCGAACCCGCCGGCAGCATGGAAAAGGCCTTTCGCGAGGTCACCAGCGGCGCGGTGGTTGGCGTTGCGGCAGATCCGCAGCAGCTCGATCTGCTACGCGACGAACAGGGCAAGCTGCCGCCCGACGTGTTTCGCCGGCTTCGCGCCGAGCAGCGCGGGCGCGGGCGTCCGGCCGGCGCGGGGAACCGGCGCAACAAGAAGCTCGCCCAGCTCATCTGCGAGAAACACGGCGACCCGGTGATCTTCATGGCGGGCGTGTATGACATGCCGCTCGACCAGCTGGTCGAGCTGCTCCGCATCGCCGACAATTCGCACGAGCGCGAAGCCCAGATGATGGCGCTGGCCGGGCGGTTCGAGGATCACATCAAGAAGCTCACCGATCGCGGCACGATGGCGACCAAGGCCGAGTGGCAGCAGATCGAGCGCGTCCTAGACCGGCTGATCGACGTGTCGAAGATGATCCAGTTCAAGCCGGGCGACCTCGCCGCCAAGGCGCTGATGACCCAGCTCGCGGCCGCGAAGGAAGTCGGGCCGTACGTCCACGGCAAACAGCCGATTTCTGTCGAGGTCACCAGTAAGGCCGACCTCGTCGTGTTCGCGCCGGAAATCCTCAAGCAACACGGGCTCGACCCCGAAGCGGTGCAGGCGGCGATCGCCAAACATGGGCTCGAGGCTTTCGACCCCGACACGATGACGCTGCAGCTGCCGGCGCCCGAGGAAGGCGAGTTCGAGGAAGTTGGGGAGGGCAGCGATGACTAATCAGGGCGCGACCGGGCCACAACTTTACGTGCCGGGCCGCGGACGCTGCGCCAAATGCGGTTTCGAACTTAACTCCGTGATCCTGAATGTAATCGATGGCTCGGCGGTCGCTGGCAACACCATTGGGGAGAAGTGTCCGAACGATGGTGCGCCGCTCTGGCGCGTGTCATACGAGGACGCTTATCGCGAGCTGTTCGAGCATTCCGAAAAGCCGTTCGTTATCATGGCAATTGTTGATCGCCTCCGTGAAGAAGAAGGGGCGACGGTCGCGTTTTGCTGTGACAATCCAGACTTTAACGGCCTGCCGAACTGCTGTGTGATCTATAACGGATCAGCGACGGACTGGCAGGATGAGCACTTCCGCGCCGACAGCCTGATCGAGTGCCTCGAATTGGCGGAAGCCCGGAAGCGCGGCCGCGAATGAACATGCTCGCGCACGAATTCGACGGTTCGGAAGGCAATTCCAAGATCGTCACGTTCAAGCCGGTCGGACCGGTGGCGCGCGCGTTCATCAACGACAGGATTTTTATCTCGTCGATCATGGGGCCGTACGGCTCGGCCAAGACGACAAGTTGCTTTCAGAAGATCCTCAACGCCGCGATCTGGCAGAACCCGGATTCGGAGGGAATTCGCCGCATCCGCGTGTGCGTCATCCGCGCGACCTATGCCCAGCTGCAGACCAACGTCATGGCGGACTGGTTCAGCTGGTTCCCGAAAACGGACAAGAACTGGAACGGTGAGCAGATGAAGCACACCGTGACGATCGACCTGCCCGGCCTAGGCCGACTGGTGATCGAGATGCTGTTTCGCGCGCTCGGCGACCTGAAAGCCGAAGAGGTTTTCAAGGGCATGGCGCTGACCCTGCTGTGGCTCAACGAAGTCGACACGCTGGATATGTCGGTGCTCAAGTTCGGCTTGCCGCGCGTCGGCCGCTTTCCGGGCTCGAAAGACGGCGGTTGCGCCTGGTCGGGCATCATCGCCGACTTCAACGCACCCGACGTCGACAATTGGGTCTACGATTTCCTGGTCAACAAGGATTTCGGCGAGGACATGGCCGATATGGTCGCGCAGCTGCGCGAGATCTACGGCCCGCTGTTCGACATCAGCTTTCACCGCCAGCCGGGCGGGCGCGAGCCGAATGCCGAAAACCTCGATAACCTGCCGGCCGGTTACTATCAGCGCATGCTGATCGGCCTCAACGACAATGAGGTTCGGCGGTTCGTCGACAACGAATTCGGCGCGGTGAGCAACGGCCAGCCGGTCTATCCCGAGTATAACGACAGCTTCCATTGCAAGACGAGCGGGCTCGCGGTGTTGCCCGGCAAGCCGATCCATATCGGGTTGGACGGTGGCAGCACGCCCGCGGCGGTGTTCGGCCAGGAAGACGAAGACGGCCAAATCCGCGTGCTCGGCGAGCTGGTGGTGATGAACCCCGACGCGACCAAGCAACTCGCCAAGCTCGGCCCGACCAGCTTCGCGCGCGAGTGCCGCGCGTTCCTCGATCGCAATTGGCCGCGCGCCAGGGTCGGCGACGTGTGGGGCGACCCCGCGATGTTCTATGGCGGCGACGACGAAGACCTGAGCTGGGCGATGCTGTTCGGCAAGGAATTCAAGGTCAAGGTCAAGCCGGCGCCCGCGAAGGGCAACCGGTTGACCGTGCGGCTGGAAACGGTGCGCAAGTGCCTGACCATCAACGTCGGGTCGAAACCGGGCATCGTGATCGCCGACAGCTGCCGCCATCTGCGGCGCGGCTTCAACAACGGCTATGTCATCCAGCGGGTGAAGTTCTCTGACGGCAGCGGCCGCTGGAAAGACGAACCGAACAAGAACGATTTCAGCCACGTCCACGACGCGCTGCAATACCTCGTCTGCGGACTGCGCAAGCGGGGCCAGGTCAGTGATGATCTCGACGCGCGCGACGATCGGCGCCGCGCCCGACCAACCAAGGTCAGTTACGGCAAGAGCTATTTCGCAGGAGGGCGGTGATGGGTTTCATACCAGCATTATTGGGCGGTGGATTGGTCGGCGGCGCCGTCAGCCTGCTGACCGGCAAGAAGAAGGACGCCCCGGCCGCACCGGCGGCGCCACTGGTCCCGACGCGCAACGCGGCGATGGACGCGGCGCGGCGCGATGACGTGCTGCGTCGACGTCGTGGCGCGGGTGCGAACGAACTGACGGGCGGGGGCGCGGAAGCGTCGACCGGCGGCGGCAAGACGCTGCTCGGGCAGTAACCAAAAGGAGCGAGACGATGGAAAATACTAAGCCAGCGGATAAGACTTCCGCAAACAAAAGAACGCCAAGTCAGCCATTTAGCGCTGACGAAGTAAAAAATATTTTGGGTGTGTTGTTGCCGGAAATGCTCGCTGCCGCGTTGCCCGACGCATTGTCGGTAGCACTTCCCGACGCGCTTGTCATCGTGCTGCCGGATGCGATGGCCGCTGAGTTCGAAAAGTCACCGCCGAAGATCAACGTTGACGAACTCAGCGCTATTCTCCGCGAGAATCTTACCGGCGTGATCAGAGAAGTGATGCCCGACATCCTGCCGGACATGCTCGCGGCGCAGCTGCCGGGCGCGCTGGCCGACGAACGCAGCGCCCAGGCGGCAAGCGTGGAACTCGACAGCGAGCAAAAGGCGCAGGCCGATGCGGATGCCCGTGCAGCGGCCCAGGCAGAGGCCCAGGCGCGCCTGGCCGCACAGGAAAAGGCCGACGCGGCCGCAGCCAGGGCGGCGGTCAAGAAGCGCGAGGAAGGACATCGCGAGGCCGCTGGTGCCTATGCCGACGCCAACACGGCGCGCGAGCTGGGCGAGGCGGCGAAGCCGGCGGATGGCGCATGCGTTATCCGCTTTTCGGACGGATCGACTTTCTACACCGGGCGATCGCCGATCGTCACGCAGCCCGAGCATTTCACCTTGAACGGCGGCGGTGCGGTCTTTGGCGGTGCAATCACGTTCGATTCCACCGCGGATCAGGCCAAGCTGACCGAGGCGTGGCTGATCGACGAAGACGGCGGCGCCACGCGGTGCATGCTGGGCAGCGCGCTTGTGGTCGGCGGCGGTCAGGATGCGCTGATCCCCGCCAATCATCTGCTGTTCAGGCCCGAGCCGGCCCAGCCGAGCACGTAACATCGTTCGCGCGGGCCGTTTGGAGCGGCCCGCGCCTTTTCCGGGGGTGACCAATGGCCGATGTCGACACGATCCTGCGCCGCCAAGCGCGCATGGAGAGCGATCGGGCCAATTTCGAGGCGCTTTGGGGCGAGGTCGCCGACGTCCTGTTGCCGCGTCAGGCCGATTTCATCGGATCGTCGGGATCCTACACGCAAGGCGCGCGCCGGACCGAGCGGATCTATGACGAAACCGCGATGCTGGCGCTCGACCATGGCGTTTCGGCGTTCGAGGGGGAGGTCATTCCGCAGGGCGGGCAGTGGCAAAAGCTCACCACGCGGCACCCCGATTTGCTCAAGTCCCAGGCCGTGCGCCTGTGGCTGGAACAAAAGACCGATCTGCTGTTTTCGCTGCGCAATTCGCCGTTTTCGGGCTTCGGCAACCAGTCGCATGAGTCGATCGCGAGCCTGTTGGCGTTCGGCTTGCAGGGCATGTGGCCCGACGTGCGGCGCGGACCCGATGGCCGGTCGGTCGGGCTGACCTATCAGAGCCGTCATATCGGCCAGCTATACATTCGCGAGAATGTTGCCGGGTTGGTCGACACGGTGCATCGCAAATTTCGGCTGTCGCATCGGCAGGCCTACCAGCAATGGGGCGACGCGGCGCCCGAAGCGGTCAAGAAGGGCCTGCGCGACCAGCGGCCCGACGACGAAGCCGAGTATCTCCACGTCATCGAGCCCAATAGCGACTATGACGTCACCCGGATCGACGCCAAGGGCAAGCGCATCGCGAGCTGCTATGTCGGCCTGCAAGATAAGGTGATTTTCGCCGAGGGCGGCTATCGCGCTATGCCGCTGATTGTGTCGCGGTTCGAGAAATCGCCGACCGAAACCTATGGGCGGGGTCCGGGCATCAATATCCTGCCCGCGGTGAAGGCCGCCCAGGTGATGATGCGCGATCTGATCGCCGCGACCGAGCTGGAATTGCGCCCTCCGCTGATCACGCATGACGACATGCAGGACGTGATGATCTTCTTCGAGCCCGATGGGGTGACCTATGGCGGGCTCGACGATCGCGGTCAGCCGACCGTGCGCAAGATGCTCGATTCGCCGACCATGGAGCCGGTGTTGCTGCTGCAGGAACGGACGCGGCAGATCATCGAGCGGGCGTTCTACGTCGATCTCTATCAGGTGCGCCAGGAACAGAAGACCCATATCTCCGCGACCGAGATCATGCAGCGCCAGGCCGAAAAGGGCGTGCTGCTCGCGCCGCTGCTGCGCCAGCAAGACGAGTGGTTCACGCCGATGGCCGAGCGCGAACTCGACATCATGGCCGAAATGGGCCTGCTCGACGACATGCCGCCCGAACTGGTCGAAGCCGGCGGCGTCGTCGAGATCGTGTACGAAAACCCGCTGGCCCGCGCGCGTAAGGCCGACGAAGCGGCGGGATTCTTCCAGATGATCCAGGGCATTTCGCCGCTCGGCCAAGTCGATCAATCGTGGCTGCAGGCGCTGACGCGCCGCTACAACCCCGACAAGGTGATCGGCGGCCTCGCCTATATCGGCAACGTCCCGACCAGCTGGGAAAATGACGAAGACGAAAAGCAACAGATCGACGCGCAGCGCGATGCGTCGATCAAGCTGGATACCTTGCTCAACGCGGGCGACCGCGCCGGCATGATCGCCAAGAATTTCGCCCAGGCCGGTGCGGCGCAAGCGGGTCAGGAGTCTGCCGGTGTCGCTTGATGACGATATTCGCCGCCTGAGGTTCGACGCGATGAAGGTCGCATCGAAAGCGCGGGCCGTCGTGGCGCGCGCCATTAGGCGGTTCGTGCTGTCGAAGCGGCTGTTTCGCGACGACAAGGGGCAGTTGACCCCCGAAGCCATCGAATGGGGCGATTTGCTCGCCAAACGCTACCACGTGACGCGCACGGCCTTCCACGCCGACCCCTATGTTTCCGCGTTTCGCGAGGGACAGCGCGCCGTGGTGCTCGACATTCTCAACATGATGCGGCTCGACCCGGCCAAGCTCGACCGGGCGCGCCGCCAGCTAGCGGAGGTAATCGACGATGACTGACGGAACGGGCGCAGGCGGGGGCGAAGGCGGTGGTGCGGCCGCGGGTGGCGGTGCCGGCGGCGAAGGTGCGCCGCCCGCATGGATGGCGCAGAGCGGCTTGCCAGCCGATTTGATGAGCGATGCGAATCTGATGCGGACGCCCGATGTGCCGACGCTGGCGCGCCGGTTCATCGAGAGCAACAGCAAGATCGGCGACCTTGGCCGCGAGATGGAGGGCCGGCTGGCGGTCCCGGCGGTCGATGCCGGTCCCGAAGCGTGGGCACCGGTGTTCGATAAGCTCGGGCGGCCGAAAGACCCGACGGCGTACGAACTGCCGACGCCCGATGGCAAGGACACGGCGATGACGTCGGCGTTCCGGCCGATCGCGCACCAGCTCGGCCTGCTTCCAGCCCAGGCGAAGGGCATCGCCGAATTCTACAATACGCAGATGCAGGGTGCGCAGGACGCCCATTACCAAAAGGGCAATGATGAAATCGCTGCCTTGAAGGCCGAGATGGGCGCGCGATACGAACCCGCGAAGGAAGCCGCCAAGCGCGTCTATGAGAAGCTCGGCTTGCCGCCCGAATTCGCCGATGAACTCGACAATAAGGTTGGCAGCGGCGCGCTGCTCAAGGGGTTCATGCAGCTTGCCCGGCAGACCGGCGAACTGCAAATGGTCGACGGCGATGATCCCGGCGCATTCGGTGGCGTCGCCGACAAGGACGCCGATGCCACGCTTGAGGCCAGGATGGCCGACAAGGCATGGCGCGAAAAGTACCTGGCCGGCGACACCGCGACCGTCAACGAATACAAAAGGCTGCTCGGCCAGGCGCAAAAGCATGCCCAAAAGGGTTGACGTCTTCGCGATGCGCTAAAAATCACGTTGACAACCTAGCGTATCGCGAAATATCAACGACCCCGGCAATGGAGATGCTCCTAGGGGGGAGAGGTGTCGTAGATGCCGCTCCCCCTTTTTGCAGCCTGAGCCGTCCCGACATCCCCGCCCAGCCGGGCGGCGCCGGGTGCAGACCGCGAAAGAAGCGGCGGGTAGCGGCCCCGTAAACCGTCAGACCGGCGCCGGCCAAGGCCGACTTCCCCGTTCGAACCAGTCCAATTTTCAGGTTCTAACGGGGGATATATCATGACGGTTCCCGGTACTCCGGACGCAATCGAAACGCTCCGCACAGTCTCGTACACCAAGGCAGTTGGTTTCCAGCTCGCCGAAATGCCCGGCAAGTTGCGCCCGCTCACCGCGCGCATCACCAGCCTGACCGACAAGTCGATCCAGATCGAGGATCGTTTCGACGATCTGCAGGTTTCGGAGATTGTCGGCCGCCACACCGACACGGTCCATACCGACGCCGACATCGAGCGCCGCTGGATTCACAAGCCGCGCCCGCAGCGCGTATCGGTCCTGCTCAGCAAGGACGATATGGCGGCGACCGAGATCGATCCGAAGGCGCCGATCGCGCGCCAATCGGCAGTCGCGGTGCGGCGTGCGCACGACGATCGCTGGCTGCAGGGCTTTTACGGCAACGCCTATACCGGCGAAACCGGCACCACGGCGGTACCGTTCAAGTCGGCGAACATCATGGCGGTCAACACCGGCGAAGCCGCCCCTGCGGGCATCACGCTCAACAAGCTGATCGCGATGCAGGAAACGATGCGCCGTAATCTGGTCGATACCGAGATCGAGAAGCCGGTTGCGGTCATCACGGCCAAGCAAATCACGGACCTGCTCAAGATCAATCAGCTGCAGAACCGCGATTACAATCCGCAGCTCGAAACCGCGCTGCAGAGCGGCCGGCCGATGGACTTCATGGGCTTTACCTGGGTGCCGTCCGAGATCGGCAACTCCAAGGCCTATCCGATCGGTTCGACGCTGTCGGTCGATGGCAGCGGCTATCGGCGCGTGCCGTTCCTCGTCGCATCGGGGATGTACGGGAATATGTGGGAAGAGTTCTTCGCCCGCATCACCGAGGAGTCGACCAAGGAATTCGACTGGCAGGTCTATGCGCGGACCACGGCGGCCTTCACGCGGCTGAACGAGGACAAGTGCTACCAGATGCTCTGTCTGGAAAGCTGATCGGGGGCGGGGCCGCTCATCCGGGCGGCCCCTGAAATTTCGCGGCGCCAGGCGCGCCGATTGGGAGACGGTTCATGACTACGGGTTATTCCAAGGAAACGGTCGGCGTCCTCGACGGTACGCTCAACGTCGCCGCCAAGCACAACGGCATTTTCGAGCAGGCCAAGGTGCGCGTTTTCGTCGCGACCTTCGACCTGTCGCTGGCGACGGTCGCCAAGAATAGCGGCGATACGAACGTCTGCTTTCGCATCCCGCGCAGTCACAAGGTGCTCTATGGTTATCTTCTCGCGTCGGTCACGATGGGCGCCTCCGCGACGATCGCGGTCGGCAATGCCACCACGGCGGGCAAGTATCGTGCGGCTGCGGTGCAGACCGGCACCGATGCGCCCGCCTTCTTCATGCTGTCGGCGGCCGAACAGGCGGACCCGCTCACGGCGCATGAAGACGTTCTCATCACGATCGGCACGGCGAACCTGCCCAGCACGGGGATCCTGCAAGTCGTGATGTTCGCTTCGGCTCGCTGACGCGAGCCGGCGCAGGCGCGGCCGGGGGCGAGAATCCCGGCCGCACCCGGCCCGCGGCGATGGAGGGGGCGAATCCGACCGTCGTCGCGGGCCAATCTGTAAGGGGGCGGGTCAGTGGCATTTTCGCGAACAGGCATCGTCAACGATGTGCTCGCCCTGCTCGGCTCGCTCACTCGCATCACCAGCTTCGACAGCGCCGAACCCTATGCGGTGACGGCGCGTGAGCTTTGGGACCGCGCGCTGCAAGCCGCGTTGGCGGAACACCCATGGAAATTCGCGATCCGCCGGCAGTCGGTCGGCAGCGCGGCCGATTACGTTTCGGCCGGCGAGAATTCCTACCTTTATGCCTATGAACTGCCGGCCGACAATTTGCGCTGGCTTCCATGGGATAGCGACGACGCCAATTTCTTCGAGGGCGAGCAGGAGGGCAATTACATCCTGAGCGACGCCGATGCGCCGTTGCTTATCCGCTACATCGCCAAGGTCGACGAAGTGGCGCGCTGGTCGCCGGGATTCCTTGAAGCCTTCACCTTCAAGCTTGCATGGTTCATGGCCAAGCCGGTCACCGGCCATGGCAGCATGATGGACCGGATGGACGCGCTCTATCAGGCGGCGCTCCCGGTCGCGAAGCGCGGGAACGGCCTGTCGACCGGCCGGCGCCGCCAGGGCGTGTCGCGCCGTAGCAACTGGCTCGCTGCGCGGAATCGCTGATGGCCGACGCGGTCACCACGATCACGACCAGCTTTAACGCAGGCGAAATCTCGCCCCGGCTGCACGGGCGGGTCGACCAGTCGATCTACGGCATCGCCGCAACGGAAATGCTCGGCTGGCTTCCCACTGTCGATGGGCCGGCGGTGGCGGCCCCGGGCACGATCTTCGCGGGCGCGGCCGGCGGCGAGTTCATCCCGATCCCGTTCGAATACAATGTCACCCAGGGCTATGTGATCGAGGCGCTCCCCTTCGCCTTCCGCTTCTGGACCAACGACGCGCGGATCGAGACGGCGCCGGGCGTGCCGTACGAGGTTGAGCACGATTGGGATATCGACGCGCTCAAATCGCTCTACTGGCACCAAAGCGCGGACGTGCTCTATCTCGCCAGCGGACTCGCGGCCGATGGCGGCAAACCGTTGATGGCGCTCGAACGCCTCACGGCCGAGACGTTCCAGTTGGTCGAATATGAATTGCGCAATGGCCCGATCGACGATCCCAACAATGACGAAAGCAAGTCGATCCTTGCCGATGCTGTGACCGGCACGATCACGATTACATCGAACGCCGAGCTTTTCGCCAGCGGCGACGTGGGTGGACTGTTCGAGATCGAGGCAGCCGATTACAGCGATATCCACTCGTGGGAAGCCGGCATGACGGTGACCGCGGGCGACAAATGCACGTGGGATGCGCGCGTCTTTCAGGCCGTGGCCAATGGCCGTACAGGGCAGAATCCTCCCGAGCATGACGCCGGGACCGAATGGGATGGCCTGCTCGGCACCGACATCAACAGCAAGGGACCGTACGGCGTCCAGTGGACGTTCCTCTATAGCCGCTTTGGGCTGGTCAGGATGACGGCCTTTATCGACGCGTACAATGTCACGGCGACGGTCATTAACCGCCTGCCCGACAGCATCGTAAGTGTCCCGACCTGGCGCTGGGCGTTCGGCGTGTTCAGCGATCGGCGCGGTCACCCGGAAACGGTGTTCGAGTGGAATCAATGTCTCGGCCTGACCAAGAAAAGCCGGACCTTCACCAGCACGATCGGCGGCTATGACGATTTCGGCGCGCGAGATACGAGCGGCGATTTCCAGCACGATCTGGCGGGATCCTACAAGCTGCCGAAGCCGGACCCGATCCTATGGTCGGTTGCCGACAGCACGCTGGTCCAAGGCACGACGAAGGTAGAGGCCACGGTCGACCGCGTGCTGACCAATACCGGCGTCGCCGGTCCGCCCGTCTTCGACGTTGGCGTACCGTCCAAGGCCGGCAGCGCGCCGATCCGGCCGCTCGAAGCCGACAACATCCTGTTCGTCCAGCGCGCCCGGCGCAAATTGCTCGAGCTGGTCTATTCGGTCGAGTCGAACAAGATGACGACGCGCGACACGACGCGGCTCGCCGACCATATCACCATTCCCGGATTTACCGGGATGGCATGGGTGAGAGAGCCTGAGCGCCTCGTTTGGTGCGCGATGGGCGACGGCACCCTGGCGGCGCTGACCTATAATCCGGCCGAGCAAGTCCAGGGCTGGGCGCGGCGCCAGCTCGGTGGCGGGTTGGTCGTGGGGGATCGCGGCATCTGCACGATCACCGACCCGAGCGGCGAGCGCGACCAAGTGTGGATCGCGGCGCACCGGCCGAGCGACGATGCATGGTTCCTGCTGCGCATGGACAAGGTTTGGGAGACGGGCGACGACGCGACGCGGGCGGTCTATCTCGACGCGGCGTTGAGCTATGACGGCGCGGCGACCGACCATGGCACCGGCGCCGACCATCTGGCCGGCGCGACGGTCGGCGTGTGGGCGGACGGCCGGGCGCATCGCGACATCACGATCGGTGCCGGCGGCGAATGGGCGTTGGACTATCCGGCCAGCGTCGTGACGCTGGGCTATCATTTCCCGGCGCGGCTGACGCCGTTGCCGCTCGACGCTGGACAGAGCGAGGGCACCGCGCAAGGCAAGATCAAGCGGGTTCCCAATCTCGTGCTCAAGCTGCTCGACGCGACCGGGCTGCAAATCCGCTTGCCGGGGTATCCGACGCCGATGCCGGTCGAGACGCGCGTCGCGGCCGATCCGATCGATCATGCCGACCCGCTCTATTCGGGCGACTTCGCGGTTGGGCTGGTGGGCACCTATTCGGCCAACGCCCAGGTGACCATCGAGCGCTATCAGCCCGGCCCGGCGACCTTGCTGGCGATCGTCTATTCGGTGGAGGTCGGCGAGCTATGATCGCGGTCATCGCCTTCGAGCCCGCGCATCTTCGCGCGATCGAGCTGCGTCCTGAGCAAGCCGGTGAGGTTCCTACGCAGGGCGTCGGCAGCGGCGCGCAGCATGGCCCGGCCTTCACCGTGCTGGATGAATCCGGCCGGGTCGTGACGATCGCGGGCCTCGCCGAGATCCATGACGGCTATGCGTCGGCTTGGGCGATGATCGGCGTGAGCGCGCGGCGGCACATGCCGCAGATCGTGCGCGCCATGCGCGGCGTGCTCGAAAGCGCCCGTTATGCGCGCGTCGACATGGCCGTGCGTGCCGATTGGCAACAGGCCCATTTGCTCGCGCGCCGGCTGGGCTTCGAGAGCGCCGGACTGCAGCGCAAATTCTGGCCGGATGGCGGCGACGCCGTGATCTATGCGCGCATCAGGGAGGATACATAATGAGCGCCGACCCCGTCTCGATCGGGCTGATGGCGGTGAAGGCCGTTGGCGGCGTCTTTCAGGGCATCACGCAGCAGAATGCCTATAACGCGGCCGCGAAGGTCGACGACCAGAACGCCAACAACGCGCTGACCGGCGGTGCGTTCGACCAGCTCGACATCGAGCACAAGTTGCGTGCAACCCAGGGCGAGGCGCTGGCGGCGACCGCGGCGAACGGCGTCGCGGTCGGCACCGGCTCGGCGCTCGACCTGCTCAGGCAGAATGCGGTCAATGCGCAGATGGATATATTGTCGCGCAAATACGAAGCGACGATGACGGCCAAATCCTATAGCGACAAGGCGGCCGGCGAGCGCAAGGCGGCCAAGGGCGCGTTGTTCGGCGGCATCCTCAATGCCGGCGCGTCCATCCTGACCGGCATGCAGGGAATTGGCGACCAGAGCGCCGAAAGCGCCGCAGCGGACCGCCAGTATATGGCCCAGCGACAACAGCCAGGCGGGATCGCATTGTCGATCCCGATGGTGCGCAGCTGATGGCTTTGCCCCCGACCTATCAGCCGCAGGGCGGCCCGCGCACGATCGCGCTGCCGACGCCCGATCCCAACGCATCCGGCGTCGGGCTGGCGAACGACGTCGCCCAGGCCGGTGATCAGCTGTTCCGATCGCGCATGGCGCATCTCGACAGCGAGCAGCGCGTCACCCAGATCGAACATCAGACGCAGCTGATCAAGGATCAGCAGCAGGATTTGTCGGAAGGCGCGGCGCTCGCGGCCGGGCTTGCCAAGCTCGAAGCCGATACGAAGGTGTATGGCGCCAGCCAGCTGGCGTCGAGCAGCGAAGCCGGTGCCCAGGGCTATGCGAAGTCGGTCAGCGACTATTGGGATAAGGGCGTCGACACGCTGATGGCGGGCGTCACCAGCCCGCGCGTTCGGACCCGCGCGATCGCGCAGATCGCCGAACCGCAGTCGCGCATCCTCGGCGATGCCCAGCTGACCGAGCTTAGCGCCGGCATCAGCCGGATGCAGAACGATGCCAGCACGGCGGTCGACACCCAGGCCGCACTGGCGCGCGCGGACGGACTGACCGGCGGCAAGGGCGACGCGCTGATCGGGCGGCTCAAGGAATTGCGGACGACCGTCGCCAATCTGCCCGGCGGCGAGGACTGGCAGAACAAGGCCTATCAGGAATGGTCCGGCACGGTGGTGCGCTCCTATGTGCAGGGCGTCACCGAACGCAATCCCGATGAGGCAATGGCGATCGCGCGCGATCCGACCTTTGCCACCATTCTCGGCCCGAAGGTGTCCGACGCGTTGATTGGCGAAGCGCAGGCCGAAAAGAACCGGCAGGCGGCGGCGGCGCGGGCGGCGGAAGCGACGCAACGCGCGGCGACCAAGGAATCGCTGGCGACGGTCAAGGCCAATCTCGATACCGGCGCCGGCTCGCCGGGCGATTGGGAAGCGCTGGCACAGGGCTATGAGAAAGTCGGCGATACGTCGTCGGCGGCGACGGCGCGCGCGAAGGGCACCGAAATGTCGGCGGCGCTGCAATATCGCAACCTGCCATTGCCGCAGCTCGATCAGCAGATCGCCGATTTGCAGGCGGTCGGCGCCAAGGGCGCGCTGACCCCGAAACAAGCATCGACCCTCAATGGGCTCAAGGATTTGCGGCAGCAAAGCGCGGAACGGCTCAACTCGCCGGGCGGGGCGCTCAAGCAATATGTGTTCGCGACCGGCCAGGCGCTTCCGCCGCTCGATCTCACCGATCCCGCTTCGATGAAGGCGCGGGCGCAGCTCGCCGCTGGCGCGGCGCGCAGCTATGGCCGGTTCACCGTCGAGCCGCTGACCGACGCCGAAGTGCCTGGCCTGCAGGCGATGATGAAGGGCGACACGACGCAGAAACTGAAAGCGCTGTCGGTCATCAGCGAATTCGGCGACCCGCGCGCGATCGAGGGAGCGGCGCGTCAAATCGCGGGGAACGACGATCGCGGGTTCCGTGTGGCCGCAGCCTATTACACGCTGCCCGGTGGGCACGATGCCGCGCGCGACATCCTGCGCGGCCCCGAGGCGCTCAAGGCCAATCCCAAGGTCTTTTCCGATGCACCGGCCAAACGAATCTTCGGCGAGTATCTCAACTCAGCGGTCGGCATGCCGCCCGATTATGCGGCTGATCGGCTGGAAGCGGCCAAGGATATCTATGCGGCACGGATGACAGCGGCCGGTCGGACGCAATGGGATGAAACCGAGTTCCGCAAGGCAGTCGAAGCGGCGAACGGCAGCTATACGCAGAACGGCATTACTTATAGCGGCACCGCCACATTCAAGGGGCAGCGCGTCATCCTGCCGCCAGGCTGGACGGGTGAAGGCCTGTTCAAGCGGCTGGCGCGGGCGACACCGCAGGATTGGAACAAGGCGAGCCTCACCGGCACGCCGATCTGGCCGGGCGGCGCTCCCGTCACGCTCGATCAAATCCGCGACCTCGTACCCGTCAGCGTGGGCGGCACGCGCTACGTGCTGCGTCTGCCCAGCGGCAACTATCTGCCCTCGAACAAGAGCGACAAGTTCGTGTTCGATGCGCAGCGGGTGCCGTGGCGATGAGCGGCCCGAACGGCCAGGCACGGTCACTCGGCGACTTCTACGATACCAGCGACCTGTCGGCATTGCCGACCGCGACGGCGGCGGACCAGCCTGCCACGACCAGTGAAATCTGGGCCGCCTCGCGTGTCGCCGCGTCGGGGGATCGCGAGGATACGTATCGCCAGCGGATCGACAGGATGTACGGCCCGATCGTCGAGAAGCTGAACGACGGCAAATGGTGGTTTCAGAAGGTCTATAACCCATCGGTCGAGCTGGACACGGCCGACGGCGAAAAGCGCGTCTGGTACATGATCGACCAGGCGCGAAAGACCGATCCGAATTTCCTGCAGGATGTGGCCGGCAAGGATCGCGACGATCTCTATGCCAGGGCGCTCGACCGCGACAAGGTGAGCATCGCCAAAGCGCAGGAAACGATGGCCCGCGGCCGTGGCCTCTTGCAAGGGACGGTCGGATTTCTGGGCGGCGCGTACGAGCAGGGCATTGCCCCCGTTCTTGCGGGCGATGCGCCGACATCGACGGCGGGGCTGTTCGCGGGCGGGCTGGGTGGCCGCACGGTGGTTGGACGGATCCTGAGCGAAGGCGCGGTGAACATGGGGGTGACCGCCGCGCTGCAACCGCAGATCGCGGCGAACCGCGCCGAGCTGGGCCAGACCATGACGGCCGGCGAGATCGCCGCCAATATCGGTTTGGCCGGGGTGATCGGCGCCGGTGTGCAGGGCGGTATCGAAGGGGTCGGCGCGGCCTTCCGCGCCCGCGTCCCCATCACGGCGATGACCGAAGCGGAGCGGGGCGCGGTCGACATGGCGGCACGGGACGCGGCGGTCGATGCCGTTAATCCGTTCGGGCCGGGCGCCGGCAGCGACGCGCATTTCGCCCGGATGGACGCGACGCTGAAAGCGGCCGAACTCGGCGCGCCGGTCGGCAGCTTGCCGGATATGCCGGTCGCCGCCACGCGCGCGCCGGACGCCGCCAATCCCGCGATGGCGCCCCGCGAGCAAGTCAAGAGCCTGATCCGATCGGCCGAGTCCGCCGGCAACGATAGCGCGGGCGCCACCACGTCGACCGCGTATGGGCGCTATCAATTCACCAAGGGGACGTGGAAGCGGCTGTACCTGCAGCGGTTCGGGCGCGGCGGCCTGACCGACGCCGATATCTACGCCAAGCGCGGCGTGGGCCAGACGCAGGAAACGCTGATGGATGACCTGTTGCGCGAGAATTCGAACGCGCTCGCGCGCAACGGCATCCGGCAGACGTCGGGCAATCTCTATCTGCTCCATTTCGCGGGCGAGGCGGACGGCATCAAGCTGCTCACCGCATCGCGCGACGCGCCGATCGAAACCGTCATGCATGCAGGATCGATCAAGGCCAATCCCGCGCTGTTCGGCCCGAACGCCAAGAACCGGATCACGACAGTTGGCGAGCTGATCGACTGGGCGGATCGCAAGATGGGCGGCAGCGGCGGCAATGCCGGTCCGATGCTCGATCGCGGCAGCTTCGCGACCGATGACGAATGGCGCACGGCGCAGGCGCAAGTCGACGCCGACGAAGCGACCCGCGCGATCGTCGCCCGCAAGAATGCCGAAATCAGCGGGCCGGAAGGCCCTGACTTCGCGGAGGTCACCGGCAGCGAAGCGCGCCGCGGCGAACCCGACGCACCCTTGACGCCGTGGGAGGCGAGTCCGCCGTCGACCATCGACCCGCCCTTATTGCCCGACCTTGCCCCGGCGCCGCGCCGTGGTGCGCGTGCGCTACCGGTGCGGACCCAACCGAGCGATGTGGTCGAGTTCCTCGCCGATCGCGGCGGCATCGCCGACAATGAAGGGCACGCGCTCGGCCGCAGCGGCCAGGGCGGCCGCGCGATGGGCGATGCGTTCGCCTATGGATCGGGGCGGCTCGTCCGCAAATCGGGCATGTCGATCGACGCGGCGGGCGAGCTGTTGCACGAAGCCGGTTATTTCACCGATCGCCCCACCACAGCCGATGTGCTCGACCTGTTGGAGCGCGCGGTCAACGGACGCGAGAAGATCTATCCGTTGGCCGACCATGCCGACATGGTCGAGCGCGCCCGCGTGCGCCAGATGGCCGACGACACCGGCTATGCCGCGCGTACGGCCGAGGGGCTGGGCATCGACCCTCAGACGGAACCGGAATTGTTCGACGATGTGATCGCGCGCATAAGCGACGGCGCCGAGCCATGGGATGCGTTCGAACAGGCGATCTATGCGCGCCACGATGCGACGCTGGCGCGCGCGGCACAGGAAGGCGGGAAACCCTATGAGCACACAATCGACTATGTCCCCGGCTTTGGCGACGAAGAAGCGCACGGGGTTTCGCGGCGACCTGTTGACGAAAGCGGCGGCGGACTCGACCCTGAGCCAGCCCATCCGGGACTCGGCGGAACAGACCTTGCGCTGGAAAGCGCTGCTGGACGCGAATCGCCCGGCCTGAAAGCGTTCGATCAGCCGCACCAGGGCGAAGGCGCCGAACGGACAATCGAGAGCCTGCGCCACGACATCGACATGCGGATCGAACACGAGCCGGACGCGCTCTATTCGCCCGCGACCGATGAAACGCCGGCACGCACTATCCGCGAAGTGCTGGACGATATCGACGCCGACAAGGCCGCGATCGAGGCGGCACGCCGTTGCATGGTGCCAGGGGGTGGCGAGTGAGCCTGAAGAACTGCATTCCGGGCATGGTCGAGCGCGGCGAGATCGACAAGGCGCGTGCGGCGCGGATGGGGAAATTGTTCGACCAGCTCGAACGCCATTATCGGATGAGCATGGCGCCAGCCGCGGCGACCGCGCAAGCGAGCGAAAGCACGCTGGTGCAGCTCGCGGCCGAGGCGGCATTGAAGGAACGCCAGACCTTGCTGTCGGTCGCGGCGCGCGATCGGGCCGTTACCGACCTCACCCGGTACAAGGGCAAGTCGACCTATGCCGGTATCCGCGCAATGCTCGACGACGATCTGCGCGCGCCCTATGAGAATATCACGCGGCGCACCGAACAGGTCGAATTTCAGGCGCAGGCGCGGATCAGCGACTTCATCCAGCGCCATCGCCGCACCTTCCTTGGCACCGCGAGCGACAAGGCCGGGATGCTCGACATCGTGCGCGAGATGCATGGCGAAAGTACCGGCAACCCGCGCGCGGCCACCTTTGCCGGCGCGATCGCCGACGTGTTCGAGGATCTCCGCTTGCGCTTCAACGCGGCCGGCGGGGCGATCGGCAAGCTCGACAATTACTTTCCGCACCGCTGGAACACGGCCAAGGTCCGCGCGCTCGGCCAGGGCGAGGCGGGATATCAGGCGTTCCGCGCCCTCATGCTGCCCGAACTCGACGTTGCCCGGATGCGCGATCCGATCAGCGGCGGCGAGCTGACCGCCGAGCGGCTCGAGGAAGCGATGCACGCGACCTATGAGAATATCCGCACCGGTGGGCTGACCGGAGAGGCGACCGGCGGTTTCAGCGCGGGCGGGATGCTGGCCAATCAGCGCGCCGAAACCCGGTTCCTCCATTTCAAGGACGCCGAGGCCTGGCTGCGCGTCCACGATCAGATCGGCGAGGGCGACCCGTTCAGCGCGATCATGCATCACATTCGCGGCATGGCGGACGATATCGCCACGATGGAACGGCTCGGGCCGAACCCGGACGCGACGATGCGCTATCTGCTCGATCACGCCGATCGCGGCGCCGCCCAGGCCGATACCAAAGTGTCGCGCGCGGCGACCGGCACGAGCGGCGATCGTTGGGCGACCGAGCAATTGTGGCGGTTCAAGCGCGGCGACCTCAACACGCCGGTCGAGTCCGAAAGCTGGCTGGCGGGGCCACCGGTGGCCGTCACCAAGACGCTGCAGGGCACGCGCAACCTGATCACCGCGTCGATGCTGGGATCGGCGCCGCTGTCGGCGATTAGCGATACCTATACCCAGATCATGGCGCGGCGCATGGCAGGCCTGCCGACCAGCAAGGTGATGATGAGCTATCTGCGCCAGCTCAACCCGCTGTCGGCGGCGGATCGCGACTTGGCGGTGCGGCTTGAACTCGGCGCGCGCAATGCAAGCCATACGCTGCTTGCCGCGTCGCGCTATTTCGGTTCGCTGGCCGACAAGCCCGGCTGGACGGCGGTCGTCGCCGACGACGTTCTGCGGCTGTCGGGGCTCAACGCCTTGACCGAAGGCGGGCAGCGCGCGCTCGGCGTCGACTTCCTGGGCGAGCTGGGCGCCAATCGCGACGTCGCGTTCGCCGCGCTCGACAAGAATTTGCGCGGCAAGATGGAAGAGGCCGGGCTGACATCGGCGATGTGGGATACGATCCGCAAGGCGGAACCGGAGAAAGCGCGCGGCGTGGCGTTCGTGTCGCCACCCAATGTCCGCGCGGCCGATCGGGAAGCCGGCGAGCGGCTGATGGACCTGGTGCTGCGCACCACGGCCATGGCGGTGCCCGAGGCGACCGCGACGACGCGGGCGCTATTCACCGGCGGCGCGCGGCCGGGGACATGGGCGCGCGAGGTGCTGACCAATTCGGTACAGTTCCGGTCGTTCTCGGTTGGGTTGATGATGCAGCAGGCGCAGCAGATCGCGCTGTTGCCAAACCTGTCGAACAAGCTCGCCTATGGCGCACGCTTCTTCATCGGCTTGACGATGTTCGGCGCCCTGACGATCCAATTGCGCGAGCTGGCAAAGGGTCGCGACCCGGTGCCGATGGACCAAAAGGATTTCTGGGAAAAGGCCGCCCTGCAAGGCGGCGGCATCGGGATCATCGGCGACCTGCTCAACTCAGCGACCGATAGCCGGATCGGCAGCATCGGCGAGTTCTTCGGCGGGCCGATGGTCAGCGTCGGCAGCGACGTCAAAAGCGCAGTCACCAGTGCCTTGCCGCACACCAGCCCGAACGGCGATGTGCGCCCAGGCAATCCCGGCGCGGCGATCGTCAAGCTCGGCAAGCGCTACACGCCGGGCACGAACCTCTGGTACTGGCGCGCAGCGTTCGAGCATATGGTCATGGATCAGCTCGCGCACGAGATCGACCCGGATTATTCCCAGCGCGAAGAGCGCGTGCGGCAATGGGCAGCGCAGAACGGACAGGGGCTGTGGTGGGAGCCGGGCAATCCCACGCCGACCCGCGCGCCGAATGCGTCGAATGCGTTGGGAGCGGAGAACCGGGCGCCCTAGCCGCGGGCGCGCAGCCAGAAGATCAGGCAGCAAATGAACAGGAGTGCGCCCATTCCGCCAATCGCTGCGGGCGGCATTAACGGCTGCGGCTGTGGTTTGTCAGCCACGGTGGCCAGTGGAAGCGCCGACAAATCGCTTGTGTCATAGGAATCACTAAGACTTCGAGCTTTTGAGATAGGCGTCGGCGTAGCTGCTGGCGTAACGCCGCAACCTCCAAGCTGGGTACATTCGTCGCCCATCTTCACCCCCTTCGTTCCGCTGGGCGGCATATCATAGCGCCGCCGCGAAATCACATTTAGCGCATCGCGAAATCGCTTGCCGATAATTGACGGATTCGGCTAAGTAGGCGCCGATCAGACAGCCGGCGACTTCGCCCCCGTCCGCTGTCCGCACGGCGCCATGCGTCATGATGGGGGCGGGGAATGACGGTAGCGACGTCGAGCATCGACGCGATCACGGCGTGTAACGGCGCCACCACCGTCTTTCCGGTCAGCTTCCCGCTGATCCTGCCGAGCGACCTAAAAGTCTATCTGCTCACGTCGGCGGTACCGGACCTCACCGGCTTGACGCCGCTCGTGCTGGGCGACGACTATACGCTGTCGGGCGATTATAGCGCCGGCACCGCGTCGATCACGACGTTGACCACATACCCGGCCGGCCGCTGGCTGTACCGTATCCGCGCCACGCCGGTGGTCCAGCCGGTCGACGTCCAGAGCAACAACATCCAGGCGAAGCCGCTTGAGTCCGGGCTCGATCGCCCGATCCTCATCCTGCAGGAATTGTGGTCGGCGCTCGGCCGGCTCACTGCGCGGGCGTTACTGTTCCCGGCGAACGAAAGCGGCGCCACGCTGCCGTCGGCCGCGGCGCGGGCGAACACGCTGCTCGGCTTCGACGCGTTCGGCGCGATTAAGACCTATACCCTGGCCCTGTTCAAGGGCGACAAGGGCGATCCCGGCGCGAACATCATGGCCGTGGGGCCGTGGTCGACGTTCGAAGGGCTCACGATCCCGATCGGCACCGACATGGTGCAGACGTCCGACAGCCTGGCGGCCGGATCGAGCACCGGCACGGCGTCGGCGAAGTACAAGCTTGATCCGGAGCAGACGCAGTACACGGCGAAGATGCAGGCCTATATCAGTGCCGCTGTCACGCCGGGCAACCCTATCGCCAATGCTCAGGCTTCCATGGACGCGCTGCAACGCTATTGGCGCCGCAAGAGCGCCAACGGCCGGTGGTTCACGCTGTGCGAGCCGGAGCCGTGGTCGAGCATGTTCGGCACGCCCGGCGATGGCGGCCAGGCCTATGACAACAGCATGTCGGGCACGGACGTCTGGGCCAACCTGCAGGCGTTCATCGACTATTGCTGCTACTTCCAGAAGTGCAAGGGGCGCATCTCGGCCGGTACGCACCGCGTGTCGCGCGGATTGCAGCACGGCTATGGTCAGGGCGGCTATGTCGGCGGCGTGTTCGAAGGCGCTGGGCAGGCCTATTCCGGCGGCTCGGCCTTCCCCGGAACCACGATCGTCTGCGATACCGATCAGGACCCGATCCTGAATATCAGCGGCGACCGCGATGTGGTTTGGGAAGGCGTGTCGTTCGTCGGCAAGCTGTCCAAATGGTTGCTCGAAAAGACGATCGCCTACCCATCGTCGGCGCCGGTGGCGGGATACGATTCGCTCGACCCGCAAGCGTGGGTCGCCGATTATCTCCGCCCCTCGCAGGATGGGCAGTACAATCCGTACGCATGCGTGACGCTCGGCGCCTATGACGGCGCCAAGCCCAGTTCCGGCCTGTGGGCGCAAAGCACCGGTTACGGCGTCGGCGGGAAATATCGGGCAAACGGCAATGTCTATATGTGCGTCCAGTCCGGGACGTCGGCTGCCACCGGAACCGGACCATCCGGCACCGGCTCCGCGATCGTGGATGGCACGGCCGCCTGGCGCTATCTCGGCGCCTGGGATGGAGTCGATGGCGGCCTCTACGTCGCCTATCGCCAGCCCTACCGCCCGGCCTGGCTGATGGACCCAGGGCCGGAAGCTTATGGCAATTTCTATTACGGCAGCTTTGCGACCTTCAAGCATTGCACGTTCCGCGGCGCGCATGTCGGGCTGATGATGAAACCCGGCACCAATCCTTCGCAGGATGATTTCCTGTCGTTGGAGCGGTGCAACTTCGTCGAGTGCGCGTTCGGCTTCAGTGCCGGCAACCACCAGCTTCGCAGCCTCAACATCCAATCGTGCAATTTCGGCATCCTGCAATGCGCGATCACGAACAACACGCACGGAATACAGTCCGGAAGCTTCAAGGCGGGCCACATCAATGCCTGCGGTTTCGGCGCATCGGTCGACGTGTTCCGCACCGACAGCTCCTATGGCGAGCCGCTCGTGTTCACGGCCTGCTATTCGGAAGGGCAATTCCGTCTCGGCCAAATCTTCGGCAGCGCCGCCTATGTGGAAGGCTTTTCGCCTTTATTCCAAAGCTGCGAATGGTCGTTCTCCGGCGTCAACATTGCGAGAGGCCGCGCGCCACGACAGCTTTATAACTACTTTGACGGCGATCCGAACGTCAATGAAACGAGCGCAAGCGGTAGCCCCGGCGGGCCGCTGTTCATCAATTGCCGGATCAACGTCGACGGCGTGTTCGGATGCTTTGTCGAGGGCGCGAAGTTCATCAATTCGCAGATCTACAATTACGACAACGGCACCGGGACAATCGACCCTTATCTCGCCGCCTTCGACAATGCGTGCGCGGGCGGTCTGATCGTGACGGGTTTGGAATATCGCCATCAGGATCAAAACCTGAGGTTCCTTGCCCGCGATCTCGATACCGGTGTTCCGATCAGGGGCTGTTTCACGGCGCCTGGCTATCGCTGGAGCGACCGACAAACGGGCATTCCAGCCATGGTGCAGACCGTACGAGCGAAGAGCGGCGTCGCCTATGAGGAATTCGCCGTCCCGCAAGAGGGGGCGTACCTTCTGTCGAAGGCGAGCGGCGTGCCGAGTTTCGTCAGCGCGGACCCGACCGAGATCAAGATTGTCTTTGCCGGGTCGACCCAGACCACCAATGCCGATCTTAACGGCTTCGGACCGGGCTCGATCCTGCTCGAAAGCACAACGGGCACGGTGTTCGCCGTGCGCTACTATGACGACGCGACCGACACGCTCTATGCGGTGGCGCGGAACAATTACAAAATCGTCGGCGGGGTCAAGAGCTTCGTCTTCCCGATCTCCTTGACAGTCGGAAACTTCGCCTTCCTGCACGCGCGCAATTACACGCCGGCCACGCCGTTGTTCGGCGATTTTCAGGCGAACGTGACGGCGACGGGCACCAATGGCTCCCCGAACCTGACCGCCGTTACCGGGACGTTGACGCCCGGCATGGCGCTCACCCATGCCAATATTCCGGCGGGCACAACCGTGCTCAGTGTCAACGGCAATACGGCGGTGATGACGGCGAACGCCACGGGCGCCGTCTCGGGATCGATCACGGCGCCGACGACGATCGCCAATGTCGGCCGGAGCGACGGCGCCGGCGCCACCATCACGGGCAGCATCGCCGTCGGTGATTATCTCGTTAGCCCGCCCGAGTTGCGGGCGTACGCGCCGACAACGACCAAGGTCACGGCGCGGGCCAACGGAAATCCCGGATCGATCACGATCGATCAGAACGCGGCGATGACGATCAATCGCACGCGTCTGCAATTTTTCCGGCGTCCGACGCCGGCCAACGTGTGAGGCACTTATGTCTTTTCTGACCGGCTACATGGAAGTGATGCTGGCGGCGGCGACCGACCCGCAGGAGATCGAGCTGCGGCGCCAGGTGCTGGACGATCAACGCGCGATGCAGGCCGAACTGCGCGAGAAAGCGGCCGAGGCCGCCGCAATTCTTGGGGAGCCGACAGAATGACCGATCAATTCGCGGTGCAAACCGACACGCAATCGACGCCCGCACGCTTTGGCGCCAACGTCACCAAGTCGGACAGTACAGCGCTCGACCCGCTGCCCAAGGCGATCTATGTCGGCACCGCCGGTGACGTCGTAGTGCGCTTCGGCACCGGCAGCGATGTGACGTTCAAGAACGTTCCGGCCGGGGCAATCTTGCCGATCCGGCCATTGTATATCCGTACGGCCTCGACCGCGTCCGACTTCGTCACGCTCAACTGATGATCGGCCTTGGGCTCTCCATTCCGCAAGTAGCGGTTCGGCAGCGCTTCGGCCCGTCTTCGCCGATCCGCGGCGCTACCTCTGTTTTCGTAAACCTTGCCGCCGCGGCTAACATTCCGTTCCCCGTCGGCGCGGCTGTTGGCGACAGTTTGGCAATCTCGGTTGGTCATAGCTGGCCGTTGAACGGCTTGGTGTGGACCGGCGCCAATGTCGGCATCTGGAACCTGCAAGGGCCGAACTATAACGGCTTGTCTTACTATGGCTCGCTCGCTGCTGCCGACGTCGCCCGCGGCTATATCGGCTTTGCGTGGGGCGGCTCCGGCTATGGCATCGTCTCCTTGGTCTGTTTCCGCGGGGCGAAAACCTATCTGGACTCGGGCGGTACGCGCCAAAGCGCTGGTGCTCCAAGCCGAACGGTATCAACGGCTGGCGCGGTCGCCGCCGGATCAACCCTGCTGCTGATGGGCAGCGCGTACCTCGCGACCGATGCAACCTCTGCGTCGCTATCGGCAGACCTCATCCACAATCCAAACGCCAATGCTTCCGGCGTGTGCCGGTTTGGCCTGGCGGGTGCGGCAGGCGTCCAATCGGGAACCGTCGATTATGCGGGGGCGCCGGGCGGTGACTATCAAGTGATCATGGCGTTTGCGCCATGAGAGCGCCCAGCCTTTCCACAGAATCCGTCAGCGGCGATGCGTGATGGATACAATCGCAATAACAGCAAACCAGGCAGGGGGTGGTTTGGTGAGTAACCCGGATTTTTTCGGTGCCGATGGCGGCCGAATGGCGCTGGCGTTCGGCGCCGGCTGCGCGGCGACATGGGGGTTCATCTCCAAATTCGTCGCCGCGCCGACGCGCAAGGCACTCGACAAGCGGATCGAGGAGCTTGAGCAGTCGCACAGCCGTTGCGAGGAACGCGCGCTGCGCCTCGAAACCATGCTGTGGATGCACGGCCCGCAGCAGCTGCGTCAGGACATTCAACGCGTCATCTCCGAAGAACATATGGAGATGCGCGCCCGGATCGTGCGCGGGGAGGGCGCGCACGTGATGATCGACTCAGGGAAGGGGGAACAGCAATGACGACGCAGTTGAGCGAGAATTTCACCCTGGAAGAGCTGACGCACTCGGATACGGCTGAGCGATACAAGATCGCCAACACGCCAGCCCCGGAGCATCTGGCGAACATCGAACGCTACCTAGTTCCCGGGCTGGAGCAGGTGCGGCAAATTTGCGGCAATCGCCCGATCCATGTCCACGACGCTTATCGCAATCCCGAGGTGAACCGGCGCGTCGGCGGCACGGCGACCAGCGCCCATCCGTTGGGCTATGCGGCCGATATCGATGTTCCTGGCCAGACGCCGCAGGAAACGGCTCGCCTGATCGCGCAGGCCATGAAGCAAGGGAAAATCAAGGTAGACCAGCTCATCTTCGAGAGCGGCCGGTTGACTGTGCATGTCAGCTTCGACCCGCGCGCGCGCGGGATGATGGGTCGCCAGCCAAAAGGGCCGGGGACACCGATCGATTGGACTTACTTCCAATGACCGCGATCAGGGCAGCGCTCGGGTTCCTGAAAGCGCGGATCGGCGAGCGATCGACATGGGTCGGCATCGGCGTGGCAGCGGGCGCCGCGGCGGTGCTGCCGACGCCTTGGAACGCGATCTCGTTCGGGGTCGGCACGATCGCCGCGCTGATCCCCGACGCCAAGGTTGGCGGGGGCAATCCGTGATTGCCTGGTATCAGCGAAACGGAGCGTGGGTGCTCGGTGCGGGCGCGGCGTTGTCGCTGCTCGCGGCCGCGTGCCTCGCCTTCACGCAATGAGCGAGCTGGTCGACCTCGCCGAAAAGGCGATCGATCGCGCCGTGCCGCAGGCGCGCTTCGCCCGGATCGCCGCGTGGGCGATCGTCGCGATCGTCGCGATCGGCATCGTCGGCTTCGCAATGTGGTGGCTATTCTTGCGGCCGATCGAGGCACAGCGCGCGGCCGCCCAGGCCAAGGTCGACGCCCAGCTCGGCACCGCGACCGGCGCCGCCGCCACGCATGCCATCCCGATCATCACCGACGCCGGCCGGCAAAAGGTCGAAGTCGACGTCAAGGTATCGAAAGGAACTGCCGATGTGCGCGCCGCTCCAGACGCGGGGGTTGAGGTTCGGGGGGTTAGCGATGCTCTGCGTCGCAACCTGTGCCTGTATGACGTCTATGCAGCTGACCACGCCTGCCAGTCCCTGCATGAAGATCCTGCTGGCATCGGGCCTGCTCGACCAAACTGACCCGGCGCCGCTCGGTCTGATCGATGGCACGGCAGGCGGACTCGGCGCGCACGACGCTGCCCAGACCGGCCAGCTGGTCAAGGCGAACATCGACAAGGCGACCGCCAAGAAGGTCGGCACGTCGTGCGATCAGGAATGGGATGCAGCGTTGAAGTCGGCGAAGCCCAGGCGTTGGTGGCAGTTCTGGAAATGAGGCAGCGGTCCTATCCTTCACAGAAGGCCGCAAGGCTGGTCGCGCGCGTGACGATCGCCACCACCCAGGCCGCGGTGCAGGGCGCCAGTGCGGCCGCAGCGGTGACTGAGGCGGTCGACGAAACCGTCGCCGATGCCGTCGCCGGCGATCTGACGACGACCAACCCATATATTTCCGCGAAGTTGGCCGACCTCCAACAGCAGATCGACAATCTAACGCCACCCTGACCGTGCGACGCACCGCTGGGTTTCGTGCAAAGTCGCACAAACTCTACAGGCTAAGTCGTTGAAATCTATCACCCACAGGTAACCTTACCTTTAGACGACGGGGCAACAGGCGGTGGCCCCTAAGCCGCAGAAATCCTAGGGTCAAGGGCCATCAGGACAGCGCTGTGCGACGACCTTGCCGTCGCACGTGCGACGGAGCGTCTAAA